GGATCGCTGAAATACAAATTTGTATATGCCAGAACGCTTTCTGAGGTAAAGGAAAAGATGGCACAATTTCAAGCTGTTTTGCAGAGCCAGCCAGTTTCTGCTTTGAAATTGACCGTGGCAGAGGCATCTCGTCAATGGCTTTCCGCAGCAAAATTGCGTGTGAAACCGTCCAGTTATGCGCACTATGAAAACATCATTCGCAATCATATTCTTCCGGATCTCGGAACAAAGTATCTCACAGATATGACAACACATCAGCTGAATGATTTTGTCTATGAGAAACTGCAAAGCGGTCGATTATGCGGAACTGGCGGACTTTCCGCTCGGTTTGTACAAGACATTATGCGGGTTTACCACAGCATAGAACAGTATGCAGTGCAGGAATATCACATTCGTGGAACGCATTTCACTATGCCAAAAGCAGAGAAAAAGCAGCTGGATGTTTTGTCTTCTGAGGAGCGAAAGAAATTGGAGCAGTATCTTCTTCAGACAGGGTTGACCATTGATTTGGCGATTCTGCTGTGCTTGTTCACTGGTTTGCGTGTAGGTGAATTATGCGGCTTACAATGGAGTGATATTGACTTTGAAAACGGAACACTATCCGTGAAGCGAACGGTGCAGAGAGTTTATCGAAATGGCTGTTCTGAGGTACTGATTGGCTCTCCCAAAAGCAGAACTTCTGTGCGGACAATTCCGGTTCCGTCCTTCTTATTGACATTGCTGGGAAAGAAAAAGCGGCAGGATTTTTTGTACTTGATTACTGGGAAAAGCAAACCGGCAGAACCGAGAACGATGCAGTATCGATTTCAGAAAATCCTGAAACTCTGTGGTATCCGGAAGGTTCCATTTCATCTGCTTCGACACACTTATGCTACAGATTGTATTGCCCATGGGTTTGATGCAAAGACGCTGAGTGAATTGCTGGGACACGCTGATGCCAGTATTACTTTGAATCGATATGGCATTCTTCTATGCAGATGAAGCAGGAATATGTAAAGCGACTGCAATTGACGGGGTAATGTTTCACCGTCAAAAAATCGTATGGAAAATGTAAAAAATATCGGAAACAGCGTGATTTTTTAGGCTTGAATGGTCAATGGGCGGATTTTACGAAGAAATCTACATTTCATAGAAAAAACCATGCTGGGAAGAAATGCTCTCCCAGCATGGTTTTTTATCGTTCTGGATTTGTTTCCTGATACGTTCTCAGCTTGTATGCGTTGTGTCAATTTCAATTTCGTGCATTTCTGATCTTATCCTGACTTGTTCCCGCATACAGAAAAAAGGCATCTCAGCTACCTTTCAAATATTCTCCAAAAAGAAAAAAGTGCCGAAAAATCAGCACTTTTTCATCTATTATCCTTGCTTCCTTGACATCAATACCACGCACTCAACGTGCAACAAGACGTAAGAATTGATAACCTGCATATCACTGTTGTGCCGGACGGGGAATAACCGCTACCATGAGTGGGTAGATTGGTTGTTTTTTCGGGAGTTTTATATACGTGGAAATATGTCAATAATCGCTTTGCTTGCGGGAGAATAAGCTGAAAGGTGCTTGTTGTTAATTGAATTCCGGGTTCCTATCGAAATCAAAATTCTGTGCCTCTGAATTCTTTTTTCTCAACAATATCCGATAAGTTGCAAAGGGTTATATTTTCAGCATTGGCTGCCTCTTCTAAAATCTTATCATCAAAACCAGATTCAGAAAAAAGATAATAATAGAATTCTGATTTTTCCTTTTGGGGTGACAGTTTTGCAATAGTATCCAGATATTCAGAATATCGGAATGGCTTATTTTTAAACTTACACTCCCCTACCAGATACTGTGTTGCGTGCTTGGAAACAGCGAGAATATCAATTTCGGTTTCCTGCACTTCTCTTTTATCATCTTTTCGTCTGACTGTCGTTTTTCCCCACCAACGCCCCATTTGAGAATATCGAAACGGCAGAGCATTGGCTTTTTGCATTTCACGAACATATTCCCGACAGATGTCCTCGAAAACAGATGCTGCAAACTCGTGAAGTTGCGGAGCAATGGCATACTCATAAACACCATCTACATCGCCGCCTTCCAGTTCTGAGTAATTTGTAAAAACAAACGCATACCAGAACCGAAAGAAATTATCTGTCAGATGATAAAGTCCACGATTGGTGTTTGCTTTCTCTTTTATCCCATCAGAAACAGAAAACTCCCGTTCGACAATTTCCAGTTCAATCAGATTTTTCAAATATACACTTGTTTTCGAAGTATCATCCACCAACGATTTTATGCTGATTTCATTGAGTTTGGTATTACCAAGAGCGACAGCCTCAATGATAGAATTGTATAATGGTGTTTCTCTCAATTCCTGCCGCAAAAGAAATTCCACTTCGCTATACAGTGTACAGCCCTTGGTGAGAATATTTTTCTTGATGTTCTCTGCAAGTGTCAGATCGCTGTCAAATTGTTTCAGATAATGCGGAATACCACCAAGAATCGCATAAGTAAGTATTTTATCCCGATCAGAATAATTCGGAAAGAACTGAATGGCTTCATAGAATCCCATTTCTTTCATCTTATAAATTCCGGTCGCTCTGCCATAAAGCGGATTCTTTTCTGCAAGGATTTCTTTTTCGATAAAACTCATTGCACTTCCGCATAGAATCAGCATAACATTCTCATCTTTTAGGATTTCATCCCATAAATTCTGCAAAATGGATGGTATGCTTGGATTGCCCTTACACATATAAGGAAATTCATCGATTACCACCAGCTTTTTTGCATCACCATACGGTAATTCCGTGATGGCACGAAATGCTTTCTCCCAATCTGAAAATTCTGTTATATAAGAACGAGCCGGAATATTTTCTCTCAGCAGTTTTTCTGAAAAGTTTTTCAGCTGCATTTTATCTGTGCATTCTCTGCAGGAAAAAAAGATATGCGGTTTTCCTTTACAGAACTGCCGAAGTGTCTCCGTTTTTCCAACACGTCTGCGACCATACAGGACAATCAACTGTCCGTCTTTTTGACGATATTTATCCTCTAAAAATTGCAATTCTGCTTTTCTGCCAATAAACATTGCACTCGCTCCTTTTCTCTAATCGTGATTTAGTAAATCGTGATTTGATATTATTATACCACAGATTTGGAAAAAATGCAAGTGAATATAATGAAAAGAAAAGCCATCTGAATTATTGTTCATCTATCTGACTGTTTTCAATATCTTTCAATGTGTAACCGTCATCAGACTTCCTACTTATCGCCTGCCTCCCTTATTTTTCTGATTTTCACCAAAGGAGAGTCCAGAGCCATCTTTCCACACTGTATACCCATTTGCTGTTCTTCCTATAACAACTGAAGCGGCAAGAGAAAGACTTTCAAAATCATAATCAGATGTGAATTGATAGTTGACGATGATGCCTGATGAAATCAGTTGATTGCGAAGGTTATATGCATTTGGATAGTACGGAGGAAACCACATGAAATTTACACTGTATGCTGCGGACTGCACAGGCAACGCCAAGAATACCATCTATCCGCACCAGAAAGTCATTACATCGGAAGCAGACCTGAAGAAAGCGGTCGCTTCCGACCATGTATGTGCCAAGTATGATAACGATACCCGCTGCGATGCAAATTTTCAGATTTCAGATGTTGTGCCGATGGACTGCGACAATGACCACAGCAACAATCCCGATGACTGGATCACACCGGAGAAGCTCAGCGAAATGCTCACCGATGTTGCATTCGCCGTCACATACAGCCGACATCATATGCTGGCAAAAGGCTCAGTTTCCGCCCGTCCTCGCTTCCATGTATTTTTTCCGACCATGCCCTGCAAGGATGCTGCATTTCACAAGAGCATCAAAGCCCGCATCCACAAGGAACTGCCGTTCTTCGACGGCAATGCACTGGATGCTTCTCGTTTCCTGTTCGGCTCGAAGGGTGATGTGGTCTGGCATGAAGGCAGTCTGACCATTGAGGACTGGCTGCAGCTCATGAAAACAAGCCGCAGCATTCCGCAGGGACAACGCAACAGTACCATGTCCCGCATGGCAGGAAAGCTGGTCAAGCGGTTCGGCGTCACCGAGGATGCCCATGCGAAGTTCCTCGAAAAGGCTGCGGAATGTGATCCGCCGCTGGACGATGCGGAACTGGAGAATATCTGGGCAAGTGCCTGCAAGTTCGGCAGGAAAGTCACCTTGCAGGAAGGATATGTGCCGCCTGACCAGTACGGCGAAAATAGCCTGATTCCGGATGATTTCTCCGATGTCGGTGAAGCCCGCACTTTTGTTGATTGCTATGGCGAGGAGATCGCGTTCACAGTTGCTACCAACTACCTGCGTTATAACGGTGTGTATTGGGAGGAATCGGAACAGGCGGCAGTGATGGCGATGATTGAACACACAGACACACAGCTTGCGGAAGCGGACAGACAGGTGGAAGAAAAACTCAGCAGTCTGGAGAATCTGGGTGTTCCGAGGTCGCTTGCAATTGCAGGCGGAAAGAAGTTCAAGAATGAACTGAATCCGGAACAGCTTGCTGCCTATGGCGGATTCGAGTTTTCCAACGCATACAGAGGCTTCGTTATGAAATACCGCAATATCCGCAGCCTGAACAATGCCCTCGATGCCGCAAAGCCGCTGGTACTGAAACACCCGGAGCAGCTCGACGGTGCTCCCCTGCTGCTGAATACACTAGGCGGCACTTACGACCTCTCCAAAGGTCTCGACGGCTGGAAAGCGACGGATCCCGCTGATCTGATTACAAAAGTGACGGCGGTCGTTCCGAACGAGAATGGTCGCCGTCTCTGGGAGGATGCTTTGCAAGTGTTCTTCTGCGGTGACCAGAGCCTGATCGACTATGTGCAGATGATTTGCGGTCTCTGTCTGATTGGCAAAGTATACACGGAAGCAATGATTATTGCCTATGGCGACGGCAGGAACGGCAAGTCTACCTTCTGGAATGTCATCTACAAGGTGCTGGGCAGCTATTCCGGCAATCTCTCTGCCGATGCCCTGACCGTCAACTGCAAGCGTAACGTCAAGCCGGAAATGGCAGAACTGAAAGGCAAACGTCTTATCATTGCGGCAGAGCTGCAGGAAGGAATGCGTCTGAATACCTCCGTGGTTAAACAGCTCTGTTCCACCGATCCCATTTTTGCAGAAAAGAAGTTCAAGGCACCGTTCTCCTTTGAACCGAGCCATACGCTGGTGCTGTACACGAACCACCTGCCGAAGGTGGCGGCTTCCGATGATGGTACATGGCGCAGACTGATTGTCATTCCATTCCATGCAAAGATTCAGGGGCAGAACGATAAGAAGAATTATACACAGTACCTGATCGACAACGCAGGTGGTGCGGTTTTGTCGTGGCTGATCGAGGGTGCGATGAAGGTGGTCGCCGCCGATTTCAAGGTAGACCGCCCGCAATGCGTGCTGGACGCAATCGGAGCGTACCGGGAAGGCAATGACTGGCTCGGTGCTTTCATCAATGATTGCTGTGATGTGGATGCTTCCTATCAGGAGAAGTCCGGAGAGCTGTATAAGCGTTATCGGGAATACTGCATGGAGAACGGCGAATATGTCCGCAGCACCACCGATTTCTATGGTGCACTGGAACAGGCTGGCTATAAACGCAAGAAGCGGAACAGCGGAATCACCATCTATGGGCTTCAAATCCGGCTCGACTTTCTGGATTGACCTGCATTTTCATCATTCAAAAACAACGTAGAATCGGGAAAGTGCAGGTCGGTGAAACTCATATCCATACCTTACGCACGCGAGAAAAACATAGTATTTTCTTCCTATGGAAAGGTTTGTAAATGACATGCACCGACCTGCACAAAATCCCGGAAAGGTCGTATTTATGCGAGAAAAATCAATTGAAGTAAAACTGGTCGATGCCGTGAAAGCAGCAGGCGGTGTCTGCTGGAAGTTCACCTCCCCCGGAACGTCGGGTGTACCTGACCGCATCGTATTGATGCCGTCCGGCAGAATCGGCTTTTGTGGAGGTCAAAGCATCTGGTGAAAAGCTCCGTCCGCTGCAGCGCCTGCGTATCAGAACACTTCGGCGGCTGGGCTTCAAAGCCTTTGTGCTGGACAACCCGGAGCAGATAGGAGGAATCATTGATGCAATACAAACCCCATGACTACCAGAAGTTCGCCGTGGACTTCATCGAAACACATCCGCAGGCGGCTGTATTACTGGAATGCGGACTTGGCAAGACGAGCATCACCCTGACGGCACTGAACGATATGATGTTCGACCGTTTCGAGGTACACAAGGTGCTGATAATTGCACCGATTCGTGTATGCCGAAATAGCTGGGCGGCGGAAATTGAAAAGTGGGACCATCTAAAAGGCATGACCTACAGTCTGGTTCTCGGCAGCCGGGAACAGCGGCTTACGGCTCTCCGGCGGAAAGCGGACCTGTATATCATCAACCGTGAGAATGTGCAGTGGCTCATCGAAAGCAGCGGGATGCCGTTTGACTTCGATATGGTGGTCATCGACGAGCTTTCCAGTTTCAAGAATCATCAGTCAAAACGCTTCCGTGCGCTGCGGAATGTCCGCCCGTTCGTAAAACGCGTCGTCGGTCTAACGGGTACACCCTGCAGCAACGGTCTGATGGATTTGTGGGCGCAGTTCCGCCTGCTGGACAAAGGTGTCCGGCTGGGCAAGCGAATCGGGCAATACCGTGATGCGTATTTCACCCCTGACTGGAACGGTTTCACCTATTCTCCCCGCAAGGGTGCGGAAAAGGAAATCTATGCAAAGATTGCCGACATCAGCATTTCCATGAAAACCACTGACCATCTGCAGATGCCGGAGCTGGTGATGACTGCTGATACCGTAACGCTTGATGAAGCGACATCGACAATCTACAAGGACATGGAGCAGGATATGTGTCTGGACTTTGGTGGCGATTCCATAACGGCGGCAAATGCGGGTGTCCTGTGCGGAAAGCTGACGCAGCTTGCCAGCGGTGCAGTTTATACTGACGGAAGCAGCGTGATGCGGATACATTCCCACAAGCTGGACGCACTGGAAGATCTGCTGGAAGCACAGAACGGCAAGCCTGCCCTGATTGCTTACTGGTACAAGCATGAACGGGACAGCATCATGCAGCGGTTCGACTGCCGGGAAATCAAGACCGATGCCGACATTGCCGACTGGAATGCAGGCAAAATTCCGGTCGCCCTGATACAGCCTTCTTCCGCAGGCCACGGTCTGAACCTCCAGTCCGGCGGCAGTACGCTCATCTGGTACACGATGCCGTGGTCGCTGGAACTGTACCAGCAGACGAACGCCCGCCTCTGGCGACAGGGACAGCAGTCTGAAACAGTTGTCATTCACCACCTTGTTTCGGTGGGAACGATTGACGAGGATATCATGAAGGTTCTGAAAATGAAAGACAAGACACAGGCGGCAATGATGCACGCCGTGAAAGCGAGGGGAAAAGCATGAGGGAGTATCTGAAAAAAGCCGAATGCCTGCGTAGACGCATTCAGCGGAAAACCAATGAAATTTACCTGCTGCATCAACAGGCAGAGGGCATGAACGGCAGCGGCATCAGCAATATGCCGAGGGCGGTGTCCCCCGACCACAGCAAAATGGAGGGTACGGTTTTCAAAATCATGGCACTGGAGCAGGACATCAAGGATACACAGCAGGAGTACGATGCCCTGATTGCTGACATGGAACGCCGCATCAAGGCGATTGACGACGCCGACGACCGTGACCTTCTGACCAAGCGTTATCTGGAGTTCAAGTCGTGGGACACCATCGCCGCCGAGATGTTTATCAGCAAGCGGAAAGCATATTATCTCCACAACAAAGCCCTGAAAAGTTTGCAGTCCGATGCAGTCCCATTCACTTGAAAGCACGGGTAATGTGTGCTATAATGTATCATAGAAGAAGATGTACAGAGCCGTTGTGGGTAGCCGCAGCGGCTTTTGTTATGCCCAAAGGAGATGCCGGTAATGCCGAAGAAAGCACTGAAACCCTGCAAGCATCCCGGCTGTCCGAAACTGACCGAGGGTGCGTACTGCGACGAACACAAGCCCTTGCACCCAGACCGACCGTCTGCCGCCAAGCGTGGATACGGCAGCAGGTGGCAGCGGCTGAGCAAAGTGTACCTGCGAAAGCATCCGCTATGCGTGAAGTGTATGGCACAGGGACGGTTCACAACAGCAACTGTGGTCGACCATATCATTCCGCATCGTGGTAATCCGCATCTGATGTGGGACGAAAGCAACTGGCAGGCGTTATGCAAACTCTGCCACGACCGAAAAACCGGAAACGAGGACAACAGACCGGAATACACCTACTGAATAATTCCTTTCGCCTAACATAGAATACGTTTTAGGAGAAAATACGCCGAACCGCTTGACTTTTCGCCTAAAACAGCTTATAATTAGGAGAAAGGAGCGTGAGAATATGAGAAACTTCGATTATCGTGAACTTGCAGGCCGTTCTTGGAACAGTGAAATACTCGGGCTTGTGGCACAGATTCATGAATACAAAGGCAGACAGGAGCTCTATCTGAAACAGAAGCCCGCGGAGCTTGACCGTTTGATAGAGATTGCAAAGGTACAGAGTACGGAAGCATCTAATGAGATTGAGGGAATCCGCACAACCAACACACGCCTGCTACAGCTTGTACGAGATAAGACAACACCTCGCAACCGTGACGAGGAAGAAATCATGGGCTACCGTGATGTTCTGAATACCATTCATGAGAACTTCGAGTTTATTCCAATCACTTCCAATTATATTCTGCAGCTCCACCGTGATTTGTATCAGTATTCCCATAAGAGCATTGGCGGAAAATTCAAGAACACACAAAATTATATCAGTGCAACGGATGCAGAGGGACGAGAGTTTGTTTTGTTTACCCCGCTTGCCCCGCACGAAACACCTCCGGCAATTGATGCAATCTGCGAAAGCTATAACCGCATGATTGATACGCAGGAGCTTGACGCTTTGCTGCTGATACCCGTTTTCATTCACGACTTTCTCTGCATACACCCGTTTAACGACGGCAACGGCAGAATGAGCCGCCTGCTGACGACCCTGCTGCTGTATCGCTCCGGCTATGTGATCGGCAGGTATATTTCCCTTGAAAGCAAAATTGCCAAGAACAAGAATCTTTACTACGATGCTTTGGAGCAGTGTCAAAAAGGCTGGAACGAGAACACAGAAGATCCCACGCCTTTTATCAAGTATCTGCTGCAGACCATTCTTGCTGCGTACCGTGACTTCGAGGAGCGTGTGGCAATGGTTGATGAAAAGCTGCCTGCAATCGAAACGGTGCGTCGGGCTGTCTACCATAAAATCGGAAAGTTTACCAAAAGTGAAGTCATGGAGCTTTGTCCGACACTCAGCAAGGCTTCCATTGAGAATGCAATCAAGAAGCTTGTGGAACAGGGATTGCTTGTAAGGCACGGAACAGGACGCAGCACATTCTATACCAGAAGTGATGCACAATAAAATGATCGCATCTGTCGTGAAAACGGCAGGTGCTTTTTTATACGCCGGGGTTGGGCTGGGGGTATCGAAATCTCTAATTGTGAATTTTTTACAGACCGGCGTTCCCTCTCACACACAAAAACCAAGGTTCAAACGGGGGATTAACCCCGAAAATATGAAAACAAGCCGAAACCTACACAGTTTCGGCTATTTTTCTCTCAAAAGGCAGGTGAAATCAGATGGCAAAGGACGGCACAAGAAGAGGCGGCAGACGAGTTCGTGCAGGCGATAAGCCGAAAGCCCTCTCCGACAAAATCGCAGAGGGCAAGGATGCAGATATTATAGAATTTCATGCTCCGGAATTGGACGCAGATGATCTGGACGATGCTGCTGATTTGACCGGTGCGGATATGCCAAGCCCCAGTGCATACTTGTCTGCCCAGCAGAAGAACGGAAAACCGCTGGGAGCAGACATTGTGTACAAAGAAACATGGCTCTGGCTGAAACAGCGTGGCTGTGAAAAGCACGTCAACAAACGGCTGCTGGAAAGTTACTCGCAGGCATTCGCCCGATTTGTACAGTGTGAAGAAGCCCTCAGTACCTATGGACTGCTGGGAAAACACCCGACCACGGGCGGCGTTATTGCCCAATGTCATTAACTTAAAACGGCTCTTGAATGGCAAGCAGAATGTCTGGAAGTATCAAAATGGCGAGGAAAAGAGCGATTCGGACGGACGGGAGAAAGATGTTTGATGATGTCAGATTTGA